TTTCAGTAGATAAATTGCAAATAAAACACCTGCAATCAAAAGTACCATGGGTAAAACTTGACGACTACTTGTGAAATTCATCTATATATATATAGATAGATTTTTTTGTTGTTTAATTTGAAAACAGATAGGAACTATAGTAACTAAAACCTAACAATGTGGTGTAACAAAGACACTTGCTTTTACAAACTAACCGAATCCGAAGACAAACCTTTTATTGGATTTGATTTCGATGATACATTGGTCAAACTACGAACCGATCAAGTATTGCCCCAAGTCAAACAAACACTGACAAATCTGAGTCAGGACTACAATCTAGTCATATTCAGTAATCAAATGGGTGTCAGTAAGAAGAAATGTACTCATGAATTTGTGAGAGATAACTTCGAAAGCTTTCTATCCCAAGTAAACCTATCTATATCCGTATTTTACAGTACAGGTTCAGATACGTACCGTAAACCCAATCCTGGTATGTACAATCTGTTCCAACAAATGTTCCACGCCGATCTTCAATGGTATTGTGGAGATGCCTGTGGAAGGCGTAAAGATTTCAGTAATTCTGATCTGTATTTCGCCAACAATTGTGAGATTCAATTCAAGACCCCCGAACATGTATTCCAATCTCAACCCAATACATTCGAGATTGTCAAGTGTTCTGAGTTGTATGAGGGTGATCATTGGGTCAATGGTTTCAATGAGAACACAGATGAGTTGTTTGATACACAAACAGCAAATATATCCTTACCAACATCAAACAAAGTTATGGTTGTGATGGTGGGTCCTCAAGGGTCAGGGAAAAGTACCTTGGCGAATCACATATCCAAACAATATAACTTACAAGTCGTTTCCTCAGATGAGATACCGTCCAAAGCGAAACTGAAACGTACCTTGAAACAATACATTCAATCAGAGACAAAAGGAATTGTAATTGACAATACGAACGCCTCTCATAAGAATCGAAAAGAATGGTATGATTTAGTGGATGATACGTGGACGAAAGTGATTGTTCATATAAACATACCCAAACAGCAGTCAATGCATTTGGTACAATACAGAGAAATGTATACAAACAAACATATCCCTGCAGTAGCTATTCATAGTTATTACAAACGATATGAAACACCTACGGAAGAGGAAGGTCATATCATTGATGTACAGACACCCGTTGTCAATGATACGTACAATCATCGATTCCGGTTCTAATCGTTTAATTTGAAAATCTATTACACCAGAGGGTAAAAAAATGACCGTTCAATTGATCCAATGGTTTACCTTTCTCTACTTCCTTAGAAAAATCATCAGACGAAGTAAAACAAAATAAATACAAAAGAAACAAAACAAAAAGAACCTTCGGGTTTTTTTGTTACAGATAATTCTCGGTTGTCTATTGATTTTTTTAAAAAATTGTATAGTATTCAATGGACATAACAGAGAAAGAAAGGTTCAAAATCTATTTAGATAGATATTTAGATGATACAATTGATGTAAATGATTTGTATCAATTGTGTAAAAAATTATTCCATCCAAATCCGGTGGATCCATTGATCCATACAAACATTGTGGATCCATTGATCCATAAAAACATAATTATAAAAAAAAATACCTTACACAAAGGGTATGACTTAAGAGAAACATATCCCATAGCCAAACAAAATAAAATGAATCCTAATGTCAAACAAGTAATACAACAATCAATTCACCTGATGAATACGAATGATAAAATTGTCGGATTTACATTCAATAATAGAACAAAACGAGCTTGGTTTCATTACAAACTTGTAGATTCACAAACACATACAATTTATAGTCAGAATAAATATGCAAATAGATGTCATTGGCATGATTTATATATAAAACCGTGAAACAATCTTATTTTGTTACTTTGAAAAAATTTGAAAAAATACAAAAAATAAAATCAATAGTATTCTAATGTACTATGTCAGATAAACATGATCCCGAATCACTTCTCAAAAAAATAATCCAACTCAATGAAGAGTTAACGTTAGAAAACAAAGTAATCACAGAAGAAAATAAACAACTCAAAGAAATCATTCAAATAAAGGAAAAGGAAATAAACCATTTGAAATGCTCGTATCAAAAATCAGCGTATCAAAATTTTAGACTCACTCAAAGGTTAGAATACGTACTTAACCATCAAGATCGGGTTCCGAATCAGAATTCAAAGGAAACCAAGGTAACTCATCTTGATCATCAATAGAATTCATAAGTTCATCCTCCGAATCAATATCCCATTCAGAGATATCATGGGGCGTCAGATTCCATAAAGAACAAGCCAAATCATAGGCTTCTTGCAAAGCTTTGTCAGAATAGGATGTAAATTTCATGGTGCGTTGTGTTTCATATTCACTTATTTTCAAATTATACAGAAAAAAGACACCGAAGTGCTTTTTTTCTTTTGTCTATCTTTTCTATTCAGTTCAAGATACCGATAGGATTCCCTTTGATCAAATAAATAAATTTGTTGTTCTTCCGAATATATTTGACTCGAAAAGGTACCGCAGAATGTTTATCATGAAGCCTTATTTTGGATATAGGTTTTCGAAGAAGATATCTACCCCTAGGAAAGGCCGTATTATAACGTATTGTATCCGAGTGAATATCAAAGAGTCTGACATGGGTAATACCTTTCCATCGAACTTTCTTTTTATCTTTCACAGTATCGTTCATAATATACTGTATTTTGAGTTTTTCTAACAATGTTACCATAGTGTTTGTTTTTGTTTGTACATGAGAACTTAATTTCAAATTATTATGATACGAATCATAGTTGAGTGTCCAAGTCGGTTTATCTGACAAGTTTTCAATTTGATGGTAGCCTATCGTATCATTCATATAAGAACAATGATGTTTTCGTAACAATTGACTTCGTAACATATAATACCCTGAATCGTTGTTTCGATACACACATTCTTTTAATAAACCTTTAATCACAAATCGATTGGTTGTTCTATTAGGGTGACCGTGAACATCTGTTTTCGATTTAGGATACCATCGAAGAAAATACAAATTTGTGAAAGGAATCGAAAAACGTTTGTACAAACTCATCTATGGTACATCTTACAAAATACAACTCTTAGAATAAACGCACTATGAATAGAATATATTCAAAAAAAATAAAAGTCGACTATATATATATGCCTACATCCAAGAAAACTAAGAAGAAATCGAGTTCCCCACCCAGATTTGATGGAAGTAAATACAATTACCAAGGAACTAAGTTTGGATACAAAAACAAAAACAAATTGAAATCCGAATATAAATCAGCAAAACAAAATACAGTGAAATACAAAGAACTTATGGAATGGAAACAAAAACAACAAACCGCGTTTCAAATGTCAAATAATCCGAGTGAACCTCAAGAACCTTTGACATTAGAACCAGTAGAGCCACAAGAGCCACAAGAGCTACAAGAACCTGTACAAATCATGGATCTTCCACCACCTCGTCCTCCATCAGTTGAAGCACAACAAATGAGTTATTATGATCCAAATAAATTTAGTTTTCAAGGAGATGCTTTACCTGATGATGTGATTGAATACTATATGCAAAATTATGCCTTAGATGACGGTCAAATCACAGAAGAAACCTGTAAACGTATCCGTCAAACATGTGAACTGTTTCCGAGAACGTGTTATCTGAATCGAGAATTCTTAGACAAATACATTCGTCGGTGTCAAATGATAGCGAAAACAGGATTGTATCGACAAAGAATCGTGGATACACCTGAGATAGATGTCATAGGAGATCCCAGACGAAGACTTTGGAATAGAGACTATCATTCAATGAATCCCCAATCGTATTTGGTTCAACATGGAGATTGGAAAACACGTTGGAGAAATTCAAGATATGGATTTCCCACTACCTCCTATGAAATTGATCGACTATTGGATCAAATTCCCAAGAGACAAATGAATGAGAATGCCAAACAAGCCTTTTTACGAGTCTTTGATGCTATGTTTGAACCGTTACGAATTAGAGATCACATGGGACAACTCGTAGATCAACGAAGATCGTACAATTATATGGTAAGACAATTGAAACGCAACCCTGATATGTTGGAACAGTTTATCCAAAATTGGAGACGTGAATTAGAAAGAGAAGGATTGAGTCCTAAAAATATTGAATTTACGATACGAAGATTTCTAAAAACATTCTATGAATAAATGTAATCAAAAAAAAGAAGGCATAATGCCCTCTTTTTTTTATGTAAGTAGTTTACGAAAATATATGTGTTAAGTATCGTTTTGATTTGTCAAATGACACATTCGATGTCCCTTGAGAATTCCAATTCTCAGAATATTTGGTAATTTGTTTGAATTCTGATAAAGTACCTTGATAATAAGGTTCTTTTGACAATAGGATAACATTGCGGTTACTTTGCCCAACATTTTCACTCCAAGAATCAAGTCTCATTACAGGGTCACATACACCCACAATTTTGTAGATACAGATAGATCCTTGAGTTTTGAATTCAGTTCTTCCGATTTTGCTTTGATTTTCAACATATCCGAAATAATCGCCGATTACGGAGTTATTTTTGGATGAATCATCCCACATGTGTAGTTTACCGGTTTTAATACGGTTCATCTGCTCTTCATAATCTTTTCTCGAATTTGCAGTAATAGGTGATAGAAGTAATTTTGATTTGATCTTCTTACGTTTATCGACAGATGTCTTCCATCGATGGAATGAATGCTTTAATCTGGTTCGATTAGGTTCCACAATATTTTTGACCAGATTCAATATCATTTGTTTTTCCATGGTTATGTAGTTTTATGTAACTAGTTGTTTTTTTTATTAGAAATTTCAAAGTGATTTCAAATTAAATTCATTATACTATTCATCTTACTTTTTTATCTACATAAATAGTAGAATAGATAATAGAGTAAAAGGGACGCCTTCTAAAAAAAAGAGGTAGTGTATTTTTTTTACAATTCATACAAGGCTGAGAATACCCAGAGGTTACTTTACCTGTTGGACATCATTTGATAGTAGTTAATTTACAAAAATATCAACAGAACAATGGATGCAAGTGCTCCTCCAATATCTGATGTTGTAGATATTGTATCAGCTGAAGAAGTATGTGATTACACTTACAAAGTGGAACTAATTGAGAAAGATAAGATATCATTAGTTATATTTAATACAACCACTGGCATAAAATATCAAACGTATATAGAGGAATATTCGGATGTATGGGATACGTTACAAGTTAATTTTCAACACAACTTTCCTTTATGTTTAAAAATGTTAAGGAAAGCTTTATTAGACAAAGATCCATCATTTACAGTGAATGTTTTACACAAGATAGATTACGTTATATTACAACTAACCTATATCAATGACTTGCTTGGATTCACTATTGAGTTACATGTGAATCAATACAAAAAAGATAACTTACAAGAAAGTGTCAATAGATTGGAATACAAACAAAGTCTATTAGAACAAGAAAATAAATCATTAAAAGGTGAATTACAATCTGTTCACTTAGAAATAAAAGAACTGAAACGAATCATTAACTTATTAGGTGATGGGTTTTCCTATGATAACCGACTATCTGATTATAGACCCAATATATTTGATCCAGACAATGATAGTTTAGGTGTATTTCGTAGAGGGATTATATATGACTCGAGAACTAATACAAGAACAGGAGCAAAAAGTGTATATGATAGTTTCGCATGGGATTCATCATCTGATAATACCAACCGTTTTATCCTCTCACCAGAACAAGGTTCTCATTCAATTAGAAAAGCAGAACCCTTTATCAATGTAACTGTAGCAAATAAATTGGCTACTAAATTATTTCATAGTATCATTGATAAATATAAACTACCTTATGAAATTGATACCCATGGATATCAATGGCAAAAATTAGACAACATGATGAAAGAACATGGTTTGACATATTCATTAAAAGAACATTGGAGATCTATATTTGTAGAAAGACCATCAACTGATCCAAGATATAAAAAATCAGAATATTATGTATTTGAATATGATTTTACATGGAAATCTTTCAAAGAGTTATTCGACATCAAAATATAAAGGGTTTCTTTTCAATAATTACAACAGTATAAACTTGTTGATTTTATTGAAATAACGATTCATCTTACTTTTTTATCTACAATACTTTATACGTATGCCTCGTTGTCCGAAGGGAACTCGAAGAAATAAACAAACGGGGTTGTGTGAACCCAAACCAACTCAGAAACCTACACAAACAAAGAAAGTATGTCCTCCAGGAAAACTGTTGAATCCTACAACGAATCGATGTATCAAGGACACACCCGCAAATCGCAAAAAACTCACATTACAGAAATCAACACAAACAAAGAAACAGTGTCCACCGGGAAAACTGTTGAATCCTACAACGAATCGGTGTATCCAAGACACACCCGCAAACCGTAAAAAACTGGGTCTAGAAAAAAAAGCGTGTCCTCCTGGAAAACAACTGAAATCTACGGCTTGTGTGTTACAAAAACCGGTAAAACAAGTCAATCTAAACGATCCCATCCAAGATGTGTTAGATAACTTGATTACAATCAATGGACATGGCACGTTCAATCCCAAGAAAATCAAAGTCCCTGAAGGATTCCAAGTATTGATTCCTCATAAAAATGGGTTAGATCAAGATTACACCACACCTGATGCAAAGAAAAACAAACTGTTTGAAGAGACACTCTACAAACAAAAGTATTTGAATTACCGTGATGGATGGAAATTATATTTACCCGGAGATGATATCAACAATTTGATCATAAGTACATTTTCAGATGCATCGTCGTGTTCTACTATTGATACTTATCATAAACTTCAAAAACCCTTAATTGACCATTGTAAACAAAACGGTTCATTTACCCAGTTTTGTCCCTTATTTTGTACAAAACAAACAGGGTCTATGTATGATTATATTACATACAAGAAACACAGAAAACTCAAACTGAAAGCGTGTTCTCGATTTACCTTACAAGATGTCTTCCAAAAATTAAAACCAGCTTTACAAAAAATCCCACCCTCTTTCCAAATATCTCCCGCTCGAGGAGAACCGATTGTATTGATACCTTTTACTTGTAATGCGAAACAAGGGTCCAAAATGATACCGTTTGATCCAACCGATAAAACCAAGTTGAATACTATCTATCAAACCTTGGTGAAATACAGAAACTAATTAAACAGTTGAGTCTATTTTACTATAGAAATAAACCATGTGTAAAATGTTACCTATAGTAATGTATCAACATGTGGCTCATCTAAAACGAGCTGTAAGAAAACAGATGATTATGCATCAAAATCATATGAATCTGATAACCAATCAATTGATGAGACATCAATTCAAACGTAAACCCTCTAAAAATACAAAACAATTCTTGGACATACCTCGAGATCAACAATATGAAACCAAAGATTGTTCGTAATATTATACTTCAAATAAATTTGTATGTTACAGTATATGAAAGACAATTATGTATTTCAATTTATATTAGGAGGTGTTCTAGTTAGTTTGATATCATATCTGATCAATCAAGTCGATCAAACGTTCGCATCGATTTTATGGTCAATTCCAGTGACTTTGTTGATACTTGTGTTTATTATGAATCAATCGGGAAAATCAAATCAAACAATCGCAGACTATATACAACTATCAATACGATCTTTTTTGATCACAATGTTCAGTTTGTATGTTTGGTCTAAACTGATTACTTTGACAGGTACACTTTGGATATCTTTGATACTATCAGGGTTTATCTGGATCGGTTTACACTGTTTACGGTATCAATTGATCTAAACATAACTGTCTATTTTTTTTATAAAGATGAGTTTTCACGGTTTGTCCCTAACACAAGCGATAGATATACTACCCCTGTTACATAACTATTTTTTAGATCAAAATATAGATATAGAAACAGAGATACTCTATGAATATTTACAAAACTCTCAAGAATGGTGGTCCAAAAATCGATATTATCTGGGCAATACATCGGTTTACATATACGATCCAATTTCAGACAAAGTGTTACAAAACGAAGAGAAACGTTTTATGTCTCCATTTATTTTTCATGATGTTGCGAATAGCGCGGAAGTTGCTAGTATTGTCAATACACAAAGAAAACTACTTCAAATGAATCTTCTTGCGACTCATATAGATGAGTTTATGACTCATATCAAAAAAAAATTTCAATCGTACAAAAGGTTACAAGTAGCCAAAATTGATTTATTGAGTCCAGACCTTCAAGAATCTATCTCTCAACGATTACCTTGTCCCATTAACATCGTTCAATTACTAAGGAATGGAGAAATCCAACCGTAACATCGAGATACAATAAGTACGATAGATAGTCTCCGGGTATATACTTCATATAAACAAGTACACTCGTCAGACACAAAAGTATACATATACCGAAATGAAATCTACGAGACCACCAAAAGGGTCCGTCTAACCGAGTGTACAGACGATATCCTATCAAAAAACTCAAAGCAAAGGTAACATAAGGTAACAGATAAGAATCACGGTATTGATAAGCGACTCCCGCAATAAATACTCTCGCTACGATACAAAGTGAATAAAACAACAGAGCCCGATTATAAGGGTCTGTTGGTAGTTGTAATTGTTTCAAAGCTTGTAACGTATCTTTATCAATGTTAGGACAACGAGACATTCTACTTTATTCATAGAAAATAGTTTATAGTGAATAGCGTTTTTGTAAATACAGGGAAACTAGTTTGACTGTATCATTCGCGATTTGTTTACATTTTTGAATCGGTTTATGATTAATCTTGGTCGCAAATGGATTCCGAAGGGATCGACGTGATGTTTGATGAGCTCGAAGAATGGCTCGACACGTTGGTTCAAACTCCGGATTCTTTCGAAAATCTTGAAGCAAACATTCAGGTGAACTTTGTAAAGCTATCACATCCTCATACGTAAACGAGTGAATATCAAAGTGATCAATATGTAACCAATATTGTTTCGGTATAGAAATTACGTTCATTGTTTTTACTATATACTATGTAAGTTATTGTTAAATATCCAAATTACGGATACTGTAGATTTTGTAAATTATGCAGTTTCATTAAATGAATGGCAACAGTCCATTGACTGATCCACGTATACTGATTCGATGGATTTTTGTGTCTTGCTAAAGGAGGTTTTAAATATGACAAAACATTGAATTTTAAATTAAACCAATGGTTCGAAAAGATACACGTATTTCCAAACATGGGAAATAAGACAAATTTCCAAAAACGACAGCGATGAAACAACGAGTTCATTTCTTTCACATAGAGTTTGTAATGTCTTGGTTTCAAATGGATTTCGTAGGGTTTGCATTCACCGATATATTGAACATCCCAAATATTCATACGAATCGGTTGTATGAAATGATCCAAGCAGTTATTTTTATCAATTACCATATGAATTTTGTATATATGGGGTTTTTTGTATATGTGCCATTTTACTATTTCTTGACAGATAGTTTTCCAATGAGAATCAAAGATTGCATTTCGATTGCATTGTAAGATTCGTGTCACTTCATCACTGGTTTCAATTTCATAGACATAGACGAATTTCTTGTTATCACTGACTTTCGAGATAATGTAAGGAACATGTGTATCCGTATGAATTACATAATCATATTGTTTGTATGGATGGGGTCCTTTTTCATAGATTTCACTTTGCGACTCCAAATAATACAACGGAAGTTGTTTTTCCATATACAATTGGATACGCTGATATTTTGTCATGTATTTTTTAAAGATGATCTTTTTTGTATCTAAATGAATTCGATGAGACATCAAATGAAGATGTTTCACTGGCAACTTTTTGTGAATTTGTTTGATAATTGTGTTTCGCTTGTTGCGAATCAAGGGGGCAATTTTATCATAAATTTTCTCTGTAAAGAGTCCATACGGAAGTAGATTCAATAAACACTCTTGGGGTAATGTATCTTTCCACGAATTTTCAATTTCGTAAGACATTGTTTTTATAAATCTAACCCCCCTATTTTCAAATTATTCGACGAGTATCGTAAACTAATAATAATAAGACGAGTAGATACAATACATTTCGATTGGTTGTTATGTGATACACAAGGTCACGAAACGATCTGGATTCATCAAACCCACACAAACGGTTGGTTATTTGAGTGAGTCTACATCGGTTGTCATTTGTCATCCAATGAAGTAGTATACCTACTAAAAATACAAAGTGATACATTGGATTGTATACAAATCCACCTATCAATAGATACATAGATACAATGTGATGAATAATCAAAGATAGTTTACCTGGATAGGTTGAACATGTCTGAAAACTAGAATCCAAGTACATTTGTACGAGTAATCCAATTAGAAAGACGTAAGTTGATTTCATCTGAATAAATAATCTACTATACTATATAGAATAAAATATGGTTGATTGGTGGGTGAATGATTACCATAAACAAGAAGCATTGAAAACGGCACAACGCTTATTTGAGTATATGAACTTGTTTGATGATTCTATGACATCAAATATACAAGATGAATTGTTGTTGAATTACATTTACTATGGTGTTCGTAAATCAACGTGTTTAGATGGAGAATACACTTTGAAAGGAGAACATGTTCAAGAGATGTTTGCATTACTAGATTTAGAAACGGACGGAACGTATTATGATGAAGTGTTGTTGAATGTATTGAAACGAGGTTTGTTGACCGAAACTGGAAATGCTCGACAATTTAGACAAGGATTTCTTCCCAAAGCACGGTATTTGTATCAACATGTCAATGGTATCTTAGAGTTTGAATCCCAAAATGAATCCGGTGAATTTATGACATATATCCAAGAAACCATTGAAGCGTGGGTAACTAATATTCAAAATGAAACGTATGATACGAATCTGGTATGTTTTAGTGGGCGGTTAATGACAATTGACGAAGTGTTTCAATCAATTGATCCTCAAGAACGTCGCGTTGAAACTCAAGGAGATCCAGATAGCTATACATTTGAAGAATTTTGGGAATATTATGACGATGAAACACCCCAACAAAAGGTCAATCGATGGGAAAATGCGTTTGAATCGATGGACTGGGTGAATCAGATGGAGGGAGGACGAAAAAGGCGTAGATTATTAACCCGTCGATCCCGCCGATTTTATCATTAATTTGAAATTTGTCTTCTTTTTATTTTTTAACAATTCACTATGATTTGTCAATTATTGAATGCAAAACCTAGGTCTAAAATGGCAGGATTTGATTTTGATTATACCTTGTTTCGTCCTAAATACAATAATTATTGTTTTCAATCGGTAGATGATTGGGAACTCTGTCATCCAACCATCAAACAAAAATTAGAAAATACGTATGTCAATGGATATATGATTGTCGTGTTTGCAAATATGATGACAGAATCTTGGGGTATTCAAATGATTCAAAAAGCATTAACTAGTTTGTGTTTACCGTTATTTATCGTGTATGCAAATCGTACTCTATTAACTAAACCCAATGCAAATTTGTATATACATTTTCAACAATACATAGATGAAGTCCATAATATACCTAATTTTCAAATCAATCGCAAATCATCCTTTTACATAGGTGACGCTATGGGTCGAGCCGAAGATTGGTTTGATTATGACAAACGGTTTGCTGAAACTATCGGGATCTATTATTTTACAGAAAATCAGTTTCACTATAGTATTGATATATTGTAGTAATAAATTTCTAAATAATACTAAGAATGGCAGATACAATGACAGACAACCCCTATTATGAAATGGATGAATTTGGCATTCATAATCCTATGGAAGATTTTGGCATTGATAATCCTTATGGATTTGATCAAGAAACAATGTATGATGGGACACTCGATGGTGAAATTATGAAAATGAATGAGACAGGTGAAGCCACAGAAGAATTTGTTGATTTGATCAAAAAACGAGATGCGGGTTTTGTCCTTGATTTTTTTGACAATGGATTGGAACCCAATCTGATTGATCCTCAAAGTAATATGAGTATCGTATTTACAGCTGTGATTCACTCCAGTGAAATTGTAGAAGTATTAGTCAATTATGATGCTTATTTTAATGTAGTCGACAGTGAAGAACATGGAGATACTCCCTTACATTATGCTGTTTACTATGGAAATATAGAGAGTTGCGAATCACTCTTACGAGCCAATGGTATTGGTAACATTATAGTAGATGTAAACAAACAAAATAAAAACGGTCAAACACCGTTGTATTATTCCGTGAAATACAAACACGTCGATATATTTTTGTTGTTATTAGAGAATGGAGCTGACATAAATATAGCCACAAACGTGTATGTAACACCCAAAGATTTGATACATTCACCGGGATACCGTAGTTTCAAAGATGACTTGCGACAAATCTTGTCTAAAGAAAAACGATTTCAACAGATTGAATCAAGATTTCAAGAACGACCCTCTTTAGTTACACGAATGCAACGAAGTAGTCGTGGGGCATTGACTCGTCGAAAAAAGAAACGATATCAACGATACAAAGGAATGTCAAGTGTAGATCCATTCGATCCGTTTGAATATGACGCACAAGGCAACAAAATTGATGCGATTGATATTTCAAGGTTTTTGTTTCAAGACCCCCAAAACTTTGTAGTAAAGATGGGTGACGATAATTATTTTGCCTTGAATGTAAATGATTTACAACAAATGAATACCTATAATGTACTAGATGAACAAGGGAGAGACGTTCAATCATTAAAAGTGTTTTATGAATGCAAACAAGTGTATGAAACATTGTATTTTACAGAGGAACAGATTGTCGATAGAACTCCTTATTTCAAAATTCCACCCTATAGTACCGTTATTTTATTACCTGATTGGTTAGACTATGATTCTCGGTATCCAAACACAAAAAGAATTCCTGAACCCAAAGTGTTTGAATTAGTTCCCTATAAAGTAGTCCCCGCATTACTCGCATCTGATCTATTGAATAGGGAAGCCGATGCGATATCCTCAGATCATTGTAATCATTTAGAACCAGTTCAAATATATCGGTTAGAAATTTTAGATCTTGAACAAAGAGAAAGGGAAGAAACCGCGAGGTTTGTAAATGATCTCAGTATGTATGGTGGAAAAAAACGAAGACTTCCTTACAAATACAAACGTCGATAAGTTATTTAACAAAATAATTTGATTGTACTAGTAAATGGATCCAAAAAACAACATGACAACTCGTCACGAAATTTTAACACGACTAGAACCCTTGGTTTCAAAAGAAACATTTGAAGTATTAAGTGATGATAGTTCGGATGAACAAACGTTACAAATGTACTATCAATACAGAAAAGACTATGAGGATATTGAAAAACTTGAAGAAACACAAGCCTTGAATAAACTGGAAGAGAATTGTAGTGTATCTCCGAAAAAACTATCTGGATACACCTATCAATTCTCTTTGCCTGATATTCAACGAATCAATTCTTGGATTTCAAACAGAGAACGACTCATTGAATCGTTACTGAAAGAAAAACGAGACCGTATGATAGGGACACATAATTTGAAAATCGAATCCACAAAAAATCAAATACAATCATGAAGCCCGTCTATGAATTGTATGCATATTCGACCCAAATAGATACACAAGACAAACGGGTTTGTGATATCACACGATCTCGTATTTTACTGGATAACTTATTGTGGGTCAGATTGTATGATTGGCAACAAGATATGTTAGATCGAATTGTAAATATGGGTAAACAAATTAAATCAGAATCAGGATGTTGTTTTACAAATCATGAAGTTCACGATTTTTGTGAGTACAATATGTTATATATGCAAGGATCTGTATTTCTAATGAATATGACAACCGGAAAATTACGAATCATTAAGTATGAAACAAACTAAGGTGTATATTCTTCATCTTGATGTATCTGATCATACTCATCTAATTTACTTTGTAATTTATATGATTTTTTTTCAATATACATGGGTATTTTTTGGACTATTTGGTTCACATTAGCAATCATTCTCGAGTCTTTTGAATCAATATAGCGAAATCCAAGCTTTGTGTAAATATTGGCTTCGAGTCTGTATCCATCGGAGGCATCTTCTAACAGTAAATAATGAAGATTCAAGGATTGAGCATACAAACTCCCACATAATAACAAAAAGGTACCTAATGTGGCACCTTGAAAATTAAATGAATTGACGTCTGGATTCACATTCAGACTTGGAATATGACCCACATTATGAAACACAGGTGTCCATTCACTCGACCATTTCCTTGGAGGTTTGAAAATCATATCGAGTCTTGCAAAAACCAAGTCTTTGTGTATTATTTGCAAAGGTGAGGTACTATCATACACATACAAAGTAACACCAATTACATCGGGTTGAACTAATAGATCATAACAAACATCGATACCATCAGGTAGTATGTCAAACAAAGGATTCGATAAAAAGGATTCAGAAAACCATTCATTGGGTTCAGTCGTGGATACACATCCTTGATAATTCATTATTCATTAGATAGATTTAAATTTGATCGTATATAATCATCTATGAATACTACCTTTTACACCTTTGAACATTTAAAACGCCGACTTAATCCAAATATTTTTTAGGTTTTCATTTTCTTGTTGATGGTCGTTTTAGATATTTTTCATTTCTATCATATGCTCCTTTTATAAGATTTTTATAAATATGTATTGGTATTTCATCTAATACATCTTTTATATTTTTAACTAATTCATCATATGTTAATCCCTTTTTCTTTTGTAATCGTGATTTCAATACATTAAAATATCCCGCTATCGCATTTGTATAATGTTGATACGGAACAGTATATAATAAATTATTCTCCTTTTTAATTACATCCTTTACAAATTGATTTCTATGACTGCTCGCATTATCTAAAATGACTATTACTTATTTTATATGCTTTATAATCTCTTTTCTTTCGTGTAATATTATTAGTAGATTTGTATTTATCTACCCATCTCATTAAACTTCTTGTAAAACATTCAAATATTTTACAAGTTTCTACTTGATTTTTAGAATGAGATAAATAATATTTAACTGCTGATAATTTATAATCACTGCTTTTATGAGTAGGCATTTATATATCATAAGAAATGAAATTTAAATTTTTAGATAAAAAATATATATGTATATATATGTCTAAAAAATTTTTTATAATAACAGGACCAGAATCTTCTGGTAGTGTATTTATTGCACAAGTAATTGCATATTATGTAGGAGCAACAAATAATATAAATGATTGGAGTGGTTACGGTTATTGTAAATCATTAAAACCAAATATAAAAATATTACATCGTTCTCAACCATGGGGTAATGCGAATCAGTATTTTACTTTGAAACAATTTAAAGAAGAATTTAAAGAAATGGATTTGTATTTCATACTTACTACAAGATATACCCAATTTAGTAATTTATCTAAAATAAAAAGATTCGGTAGAACGAAAAAAGAAATTGATAATAATATGCTACAAAGTAAATTAATATTATCAGAAATTATAAAAAGTAATGAAAAATATTTTATTTGGAATTATGAAACAATGTTATATTTAAATGAAGTATATTTTGATTTATTATATGATTTTGTAGAAGGTATAAATAAACATTATCCAAAACTTAAGGATGGTAATATAAATCATATGAAATAAGTCGGCGTTTTAAATGTTCAAAGGTGTAAAAAAAATGTACATAGTATATATATGAAAAAATCTAATTATTTGTTTGGAGGTTATCCACCACTGGTTCGTTTATTGTTATCACTACCAATAGTTTTAGTTTTGATATATTTTATGCCAAATATAGGTATTCGCGATACTTTCTATAGAAAAAATGAACATATATCACCTAATGAAAGTTTGTTGACCATACTGGGGAAGAATCAAACATTTACTTTCCTTTGTATAGTTTTGATAGCTTTGATTCTTTATTACGAATTTCCTTCTATGTATATGACTATACGTGTTGCTATTTTTATAGTATTATTAATTGTATATTTAAATTATACATTATCTTTTTAATTAGATAGATTTAAATTTGATCGTACCCGCTTCATAATCAAAAACATATCCTGGACAATTGGTAGACAGTTGTTCAAATAAAGTGTGGATAAATTCAATATAGGCATTTCTATGATCAAATTTGATCTTATGTATGATAAGTTTGTCTGTCGGTTCTAACACATACAAATTCACAAATGAGTCACCCGGTTCTCCTTGATATTTCACATATTCAGATACCATGATTTGAATTAAACGACATAAGTGATTTGCGAATACATTCGCAACATCAGAATAGTTCACAAGACTTGACAAAGAAACCAGAGGTTCCATTGTTGATTCAATTTTACAAATGTATTGTGTCATAATTTGAAATAAGTGATTATTTATAGAAACAGGTGTTTCTCTTTGAAGTTGAGTGTATTCTTGTACCACTAAGGAATGGTTTTGTTTTAACAGATTGTATGTTTCGGTCAGTTTGGCCAGTTGTATTTGTGACTGTTCATATTTGTATGTCATATCTTTCACTTCTTGACATTTCAATAGATAGCGTGTTTGATGATCCATGGGTAGTTTGATTTCTAAAATCTCTTGAATTCAAATTAACGATATACTAGGTAATATCTCTTACTCTATAAACTATTTTCTTTAGTATATATATATATATGTCTTTGAGACCTACGGCATCTGAGTTTGTTCCCCGAATGAGACCTACCGATGATGATGATGAGTTTGTTCCCCGAATGAGACCCACGGCATCCGAGTTTGTTCCCCGAATGAGACCCTATTCTGATGAAAGTGCAGCTCGAAATATTCAACGACGTGTTCGAGGAAGACAAACACGAAAGCGTTTGACTCAACGAAAACCGCGAACTCGTAATATCACCCTGAATGATATGTTACAACATCCCGATATATCAGGAATGATAACAGATCGTTATATTTTAGACAACGAATTACCTAAAAATCAAACGTTTTTGGATATGATGGACCGAAAATCTGAATTCAAAAAAGAATTAGATCGCATGGAAACAATGAATATCATGAAATGTAATCGTGTGGCTCGTATGATACGTTATGATCCAAGACTCGGTCGAGATTCTAGTTTTGTAAAAAGGTATATCAAACCTTGTAGAGATGATACAACCGGTATTTATTTGGAAACATTCCGTGAGATACCGTTTACGGTGATTTACCCCGGATCTAAAGATGTTGATTTAGAGGAAGAATTTCCCTATGAAGGAGTTTACAGAAGTGATGTGTTCAAAAAAAGAAAACAATTTTTACAAAATGTAGAATGCAAACAAATGATCAAATCGATACCTAATTCGATAGGTCCCAATGCTTGGAGAATGGCATTGATTGATACATTACTATCCTTGAATTTACTTGATTTTGACCGAGGAATTGTTCCCTATGGTACAGAAAAAGGTTACTTATACATGTATCAATTAGCTGATTTTTTCAAGTTCAGTCCAATGAGAGGGATGGGACAAGTTGCTATCAAACATCGTAAGATTGAACAATATAAGGTTAAATTTCCGGCTCAAACAGAAGCGGAAGAAGACGGACTGGTTGCCGAATTAGATGATATTGATGGTTTTGGAATGTTACTCGTGGTTTTAGATTTATTTGAAGAAACAATTCGAGACAGGCGATTGAAAGGTTCAAACGATCAAAGAAAAATAGAAAAATTCAAACGGTATTTTATATTGATGTTGATTGGATTGGTTCAAAATCCTGACTATATAGAGCAATTGTACTCTAGAGTCGTTCGTTTACAAAATAGTATACGACGTTTACAAAATAGTACACGAAATATACAAAATAATAGTATACGACGTGCAAAAGAAGGTACTTTAAGTGGTCTTATAAAAAAATTAGAGTTCTTATTCTCTTGGATTGAATCCGCCGAAGAATTCTATTACCCTACCCGTGAATAATTTGAATAGGTTTTGAAAAATACATCACAAAAACAGCTACTAAAAGCCATTTTACACGATTTTATACGATAAATTACAAGGAAAAGACTACATCCATGAATCAATTTCATCCACCTCAAGTAGAAGCCGCCGATACAATCTTATCAAAGATAAAATCAGCGGATTCATTATCTATGGTATTACTTGCACAAATGCAAAGTGGGAAAACCGGAACGTATTTGAAAGTTGCCTTAGATGCGGTGGATCAAAATCTTGTGACTCACGTGATGATTCTCTCTGGATCACGAGACACAAGTCTACGATCTCAAACCAAACAGGATGTGAAAGAAGCCATTCGATTGTTCTGTACTGAAGGGAACGGTGGACGTCAAATGACAGATGAAACGAAAAAGAAACAATTGAAATCTGCGATTCACGTTTACTGGTCTCAAGATTTGAAAGATATTTCCGAGGTATCTGATTCCACTTTGATCATCCATGATGAATCTCATGCGGCTCAATCCAAACACAATCGACCCTTTGTTGATTTCTACAAAAAGCACAAGTTAGATCGAGTCTTGTGTGGTGACAATTCACAAATCAAAGGTCGACATATCTATCTACTCAATGTGAGTGCAACCCCTTTCTCTGAAATCATCTGTGATAAGTTAACCGATCAATTGTCTGATACCTATACACGCAAAGAGTTTGTATTGTTGAAACCAGATAAACATTACATTGGAATTCAAACGTTATTAGATCATTCGATCAAGTTTGAAGCCAAAAAGGTCAATGAAAAGACGTCTGAACATTTTCAGACTATCTTACAGAAAAACAAATCCAAATACAACAATTCCTATTGTATCGTTAGAACACACGGTGCTTACAAAGATCAGTCATTGATCGAATCCATTGCGTCAAAGTATGGATATGACTACAAAAGCATATTTGCTACAAAACAAAATGAATCGACTCATGATCTAAAACTATTGGAAACGAAACCAAACAAACCAACCGTCGTTCATATTTGTGGAAAAGCACGAATGGGTCAAGTGTTATGTAAAGACCATATTGGTATGGTTTATGAACAAGCCGAAAAACCCAATACCGATACAATTCTTCAAGGATTGTTGGGTAGAATGTGTGGATATGTAGATACAAAACACGTTGATATTTATCTATCCAAAGTGAAACAAGATGAAATTGAAACCTATGCGGAGTCGTGGGAGTCATTGGATGTAACTCAATTGACCCGAATTAAACAAGCTCTAAATCTTCACTCATGCAAATGCAATCAGGTGGATGTGACGGGGGATGTGATCAGACATGAAGGACAGTCTTGGATCAAGATTGTGCCTGTTCGCTTGAAACTAAATGAGGTATGTGGATCACTTAGTTGGAAAGAGTTCACTCAAAAGTCAGACAAAATCAAACATATCATAGACATTCTCTCTAAAAAGCCAAAAGAAGGAGATATACCCTTGATACTCAAGGAACTACACGATATATTGAGTCATCCAGAGAAACATCTAGGATATCGTACTTCAACCTCAAAATCCTATCAAGAGTTTCGTTATTTAGAACGGTTTTCCCGTTCCTCCGAAAATCGGATTCGTGATTCAGTGGATTATCATGAATCGAATCCATTACAACTGGTCGGTTGTAATAAGGAATTCAATCCAGACAACACGGTCTTCTTGATTGGGTACATCAAACACAATGTAGTGGAACATGGAAATGCGTTGTTTGATGTTCCGAGAGTGGATGAACGGTGTAATTACAATCCTTATGTCGTCTTACCGGGTGGATTAGAAGTTCCTAATTTCAATGGGGGTCAATTAATCAAGTTTCCTTTCAATAAAACAGCCGATAATCTGATTACATTCAAACAAACATTACGTAAGTTTATAGAACGAACTCTACCAACCAGTGATACGTACATTGAAGGGTGTCAGAGATCGATTACCTCCATGTTTGATGAAAAAAGACAGAAATGGATTGGTATCTACCTATCCAAACAACTGGTGAATGCGAAAAAGATTCGTGAAATTGAAGCTGAATTCAACAAATCTTATGCCATTCAACTGAAATTTACAAAGCACAAAGGAAGTACTCAAAAGAAAGGATACAAACAATTTGATCGAATCGAATGGTAATCATACAATAGTAACATAACCACACAAACAAAAAAAAAGAAACCCCTCTTTTTTTAATTTGAAAATAGATCACTTGGTACATCAAAATCAAAATGGTCGTTTATACTTGTATTCTTTACAGTGCAGAAACTTGGAAAGGAGTTGATACACGAAGAGATCAATTTGATCATGGACGTTCTATCAATGAACCTCACATTACCTATGGAATCGATCAAAACTTACAATTCCATAGAGATATTGTATCAGAGAAAACAGTGAAAGTACTCTTGTATTCTCCGAAACAAATAACAGGTACGTATTCTGGTTTATTTGGGTGTATTGGAATCGCTGAAATAGATAAACGTGTCACTCATTGGAAACCAAGTAGTATGAATACAAACTATATTGATGTATTGTATAGTTCTCCAACTCAAAATGAATATTTCGTACCGATTCACAATATACAATGGTTTGATACACCCGTACCTTTACTCACTCCTCCTCGAAAAACAAATCGTCCGAATATCAGCTCACTACCTCCAACCCTTCGGGATAAATTGTAGTTAGTTTCTAAGTTGTATCTGTTTATTTTTTATGTCGATTATAGCAAATGGAACAAGCCTTTACCACAATTTATGATAAAAATAAATGGGGAGGAAGTGGAACTGGATCAAAGATGTCTCGAAACAATCAAAACTACATCGATTTATTGAAACAAGTGATTTCCGACTATGATATTCATACAATTTGTGATGTGGGTTGTGGTGATTGGCAGTTCAGTCAACATATCGGTTATGATCAAATGGATGTTTCTTACCTGGGAATTGATTGTGTCAAATCAGTTGTCACTACATTACAAAATACATATCAAAGTGACAATATAATATTTGATCATAAAGTGATAGGTGATTACATTCCCAAAGGATATGATTTACTTATACTCAAAGATGTCATTCAACATTGGACAGATGAAGATATTATTCAGATTCTACCCCAACTGTTGAAACACAATCGGTATGTATTTTTGACGAATGGATACAAATTTATGAGAGATCCCTCAAAAAATAAACTAACGAAACGTTGTATTGAAAATCAATATCGATATCATCCAGTAGATATTGACAAATATCCCTTATCTGAATTCAAATCCTATTGCATTCAAACATCTACCTACTTTTCCAAGCAAATGAACTTGTTAACTTATTGTGATAACATAGACACACAGTCTTGATAAGTATCACATTGTTTGCAACAAGATGTAATTGTAGACGGCATCAATTTTCCTATAGGTAATGAGTCTAATGATACAGATCGAGGAATGTCTTTGTAATATAAATTCAATATATCATACACTGTATCTTTGGAGGGAGGTCCTAAATAAAAGGGTTCTAATCGTTCTTGACGAATTAAGACATCATCTATACATTCTAAGGGTAGATTGGTTGTAAAAATGACCAAGGTTTGTTTTTGATCCATGAAACTATTCAACGATTCAATGATGGGAGCTAATTTCATCTCGGGTAAAGTTTTGTTGGCTGTTTTTTGAACTGTTTTGATCATAGATAACAATTGATAGTCGTCTTTGGATATTTCCACGGGACTGTTCTTTTGAATGTACGTATACACATCTTCTTGAGCATCTTCCGGATTTGATTTTTGTTTGATGATGTCTTTGATGTCTTTTTTCAAGATGATATCTGAATATTTTTCAATTTCGGGAAACAACCGAACTTGACAGTGATTGGGAACATGTTTTCCATCTAACATATCGTTTCCATAAAAAATTCTCATAAAATCATCGGCTTTCGAAAATAAATCCAAAGGATACGCGACAATATGTCGTTTCGATTGACTTTGTTCAGATAAGTATTTTGTAATTGCCACCACCACGGAATCTTTTCCAGTACCTGGAGGTCCATGAAGGAGTAAACAAAGACGACTTCGTTTTCCTTGAGACAAATCATCTAACATCTTCAGTAAACCAGATTTGTTTTCAAAAAACAAATTCGAAAAAGAGGCCGAGTGTTCCAAGGGTTTAGAAAAGTAAACTAACGGAATACTTTGATCCCGTATTTTTCGTAATCGAAACCATCGGATAGATTCATTCGATATCAGATTTTCTTTTTCTTCATGCTCACGTATACAACGATCGATAAATTGTTCAATTTCACCATACGTGTCGCCAATCACATTCAGTTCAATACTATTGTATTCGGTTGTTTTGCTTTTGTCGTCAGTTTCTTCTTTTTGATTTAAATCACATTCAACTGTAATGGTGTCTATAGTAATAGATCCAATGGGTACCATAACACTTGTATCTTCACAGTATCCATCATTTGTATTGATTACATATTCTTGGAAAAATCGAACCTGAGACATATCTAAATCACCTCGTTGAATACGATCATAAATAAAATAACAAATCGAGACAATCTTTTCGTGACATACATTGTAAGATCCTTCATAATTCTGTTTACGAACAGAATTCAACACCACCTTATTCTTCTGTTTCCTGCAAGGTATATGAAATGTACTCACAAAAGTACATACATAAGAAATCATATAGATTCTCCATTCACGATTTAACAGTAAACAACCTAGTAAGGTAAGGGCCATGTCCACTGAATCATTTCCCGTTTTGAAAAAATTGAGGATATCTTGAAAAAAATGAAGACCGAAACCGGTCGCCACAAATTGACTCATCTCGTTTATTTATATATATTCGAATAACTTTAAGTTTTCAATCGTCAACTTAACTGGTGTATCATATCATTGTACAATTTCATCATTTCCTTTTGTAAGTCTGTTGTTTCTTTGTGTAATTGAATAGATTCTATTTTACATTTGGCTTTCGAATATCTGTCATACAATTGTTTGATGTAATGAAAACAATCACATACAAATCTCTTATTTTTGTATCTCCAGTGATTCCAATTGGATCCAGGAGCAATGACTTTTAGATTGGCAGGTTTAAACAAGACCGGTTTGTAATTGTGTAATTTACCCCAATAGGTTGACCATGCACGATAGGTTTCATTTTGGTACAATAAATGACGAAATACTTTTTGATTCATGATACCGTTTTCAAGACTTAACGAAACATATTGGTCAATGATATGTTTAGGTAAGATCCAATGATGTGTATTCTCCAGATCAATTTTTTTATAAACTCTGGGTTTTCTACACCTTTTTTTGTGAATGATTGGTTTGAAGGGTACTGGTTTGATAGGATAAACGGGAGACTCTCCAACAACCATTGTATCTTATATTTTTCTAATCAAAATGTTTATTTTTCAAATTAATTGGTTTTACATTTATTTTATCTACGTGTAATATAGATATGTCAACTGACTGTTTTTATCAAACAATTGGACCCAATTACTTCAAAGAGGATTACAATACCCACGATGAAAAAACAACGCAAACCATTACAAAAGATGAAGATCCTCGTCCACCGTTGGGAACAGGTAAGAAATTTTCCGATGTAATTCAAAGCAAAGAATCAATTGAAAATACAACAACCAAAACAACAAAAGTTAATCCGATTCAATTGAAAGGAAACTCGACCATTGCCAGTGAATCGTTCGGATCTATTTATGGAAATATGGTTCAAACTGTGAGTAACTTTTCAGATGATTTCAAAAAACATATGGTGACTGTCAAATATGAATATGATATGAATCACACAGACGACAAAGACTATAGTTTTAGTGACTTGGTGAAATTACATATGTTGACAATGGCACGGTATATGGACACAGGGCCTGATATAGCCTATATCGGCGTGTTTCTGATATTTCTTTCTTTTTTTATTTATATATTATCAATAGTAATACGACCCTAAATGGATACCAATGTTGTTATAGTTATCTTTATTGTCGTCGTTATCATCAATGCAACCCATGAAACTTTTGTGAGAGTCGGTTTAGGTATCGTATCGTTGTTTTTACTGTCCAGTTTTTTGTTTAAACACAAAGACACACTCCAAGCCTATTTTTTGAATCCAGGTACAGAAAAACCTGTGGTAAAAACAGAAGAAAAAAAAGTGGTCGATGAATCCTCGATCCTGAGTCAAGTAGAACCCTTCAAAAAATACAATGAATACGCATATGAACAAGGTTTGAAATATCATTCATTATTGAAAGAAAAACTAACGCAATTAAACGGAGGGAAAAAGAAATATCCTGGAAATGAATTATCCGATTTAGATTACTATTTAAATTTGTGTATCAATCAGTTTCAAGATATTAGTTTGTCTCTTCCATCGAAAACATTCAAACAAGCTTACAATTCTGGAGATTATACCCTGGATACATCACCAGAAAAACTTCATCAAATTGTAAATCAACTCTATGAATTCAACCGAAAGACAATCGATGGTTTGTACAAACAATATTCCGAATCAAAAGATATCAATCAAAGTTATCAATTACCTTTTTCTGGACCTCAAGCAAGTAATGATAAAAACAGCTATGAACTGTATTAAAAGGGTGGTTTTGGATGATTCACGGGAATCTCAAGTTTGATTGAAGAGTCGGTTTCTTGAAATAATCCATAATAAGAGATTCCAAAACATACAGACACTATCCCAATATACGTATTAAGTTTGTCTCGTTGAATGTATTCGGTTGTGTCAGTTTTATGATAAACTAGGTACGCACCTAAAACAAATAAAGACACGAACAAAGATTTTAGAAATTGATTCATATAGTTTTATAATTGTTTTATTTTTATTTATCAAACAAAGACGTGGTTTTGTCTTTCGCCGTCATTTCTTTCAAATCATCAAAGAAATTGTCTAATGTGTCGGTATCATCGCTACGTTTCAGTTGAATCTTTTTGTGTTCCATCAATTCACCGACTTTGTCTTTGGATTCATCTTGAACTACATCAAATAAGGATGTTTCTTTGGATTCTTGCACTGGTCCTGGTTCTTTGATCACAATCGTTTCTTTTGACTTGGTATCTTTTTCACTGGGTTCTGGTTCCACTTTGACTTCTGTGGGTTCGATAGTTTCCACAGTAGGTTCGATAGTTTCGACTTTGGGTTCGATAGTTTCCACTTTGACTTCCGTGGGTTCGATAGTTTCCACTTTGACTTCACTCGGTTCAATGGTAGTTTTGACTTCACTCGGTTCAATGGTAGTTTTGACTTCACTTGGTTCCATTTCGACTGTGGGTTCAATGGTAGTTTTGACTTCACTTGGTTCCATTTCGACTTCACTCTTTTTAGATACCGGTTGTTTATTCACAACACGATCCACTTCATAATCGTCACCCGTATAGTAATTCGAAGAGGTTTCTTGTTTGACCATATCTACATACTTTGAATCATCGTTTGATTTTTCTGAAAACAACTCAGGGTTGTCATAGACATCTTCTCGTGTATCCTTCAACAAATCATCATTGACGACTATATTTTCTGTTTGCGTTTTGATTTGTTGTTCACTCGGTCCATCATACATCATGGGTTCGGGAGTTATTCTATGATTAGGAACTCCATGGGTCAATCCATTCTGAAGTGAATGAATTCGATCTCGTTCAAGGATATCATCTAAGATACTGTCTTTTACGTGAACTGTATCTTCTTTCATATTCGGATTCGATTCTAATTGTCCTTGCAAAATATCTTTGACGGGTAAGGATGAACGGATAGTTTGTTCGATTTTGTCACTAATGATAGTTTCAATCGATTGAATATTACGTTGATAATCGGTAGCGCTGATATCTTCTTCATACAAATAAGGATTTTTCCATAATTCTCTGGCAATCGATATGAAACATCGGTGAAGAAAATTGGTTGTTTTAGGTATCACTAAGTCAATTTTTTTCAAAGGATCTCGTTTTCCAACAGACAATAAGATTTTCGTGTGAGTCAAATACACAGCGGTAATTAAATCTTCTAAGAAATCACATTTGATCATCGATTGGGATAGTTCATTGATTTGCGTTTGATTCCATTCGGGTATGCCTTCTAATTTTTCACGAAACGATAACAAGGTTTGTTTCGATGTGGATTGTTTAGATTCACGATACATTTCCATAAATGAGTCGAAAAATTCATCTTGTAATAAATCAATCAATTGTTTGGTATATTCAATTTTGGCTTGAGCATACACATAATTCGTACTTTCCATTATTATCTACACGAGACATTTAAATATTGAGTTTGTAACACTCGTCAATCAAGGATTGTAACCCTTGATCGAAGGGTATTTGAATCTTCCATCCTAAATCTTTAAGTTTTTGATTACTAATGTAATATCTTTGATCATTGAAAGGTCGATCTTGTACAAACCGGATCCATGATTCAGGATTTTGAAAATTCATAAACTTCATTATCTTGTGAGCCACATCTACAACAGAATATTCCATTCCTTCATCACACCCAATATTGTATATTTCTCCAATTCTACCTCGATTTAGAATTGTGAGAAATGCCTCCACGGTATCCTGAACATGCATGAATGCACGAACACTGGACCCATCCCCTTGAATCGTCACGGGTTGTTTGTTAGATAACAAGTTGATAAATTTGGGTATTACCTTTTCTGGATATTGTCTAGGACCATACACATTGTTGCCTCGTGTAATTATAATAGGTAACTTGAAACTATGACTGTATGATTGACACAAAGCTTCCGCTCCAACTTTGGTTGCTGCATACGGATTTGTAGGACACAAGACCGTTTGTTCAGTTTTGCTGGATTCATCGATATCTAAACTAGATTCACCATAGACTTCATCGGTTGATACATGAACAAATAACTTCAGTTTATTGTACTTTTTAGCTACTTCTAATAAAGTGTGTGTACCCACAATGTTATCTTCAGTGTAATTTAGTGAATCATTGAAAGATGACTGAACATGAGATTGGGCAGCAAAATTGATCACATGGGTGGGTTGATAACTGGAAAAAATATGTTCAATCAATTCTTTGGATCGTGTATTTCCTTGAATCATAGTGTATCTTGGAGACTGTCTCCATTGAGGTTCAATATTCATTTTGTCCGCACAATAATACATCGCATCTACATTGACGACGTGTAATTGAGAATACCTTGACAACACCGTGTTGATGAAATGAGATCCAATGAATCCACACCCACCCGTAACTAACAATACCGTGTTTGGAGAATCTAATCTATCTCTAATAATAGTTTGAGGTTTGTAGGTTGTTAACATCTGTCTTACACTCGTATGAATGTCTTGAATATCAGGAAACAACTCGGTCAATTTTGTCGTGTCTAAACAATTATTAGATCGTTTAGAATCTAATAGTTTGTTTTGATCTTGTTCGGTAAAATTTGTCCATGTAAAGTTAGGATCCACCAGGTCTCGATACATTGTCAATATTTCATTGTGTGTAATACATCCAGGATTCGTTAGATTTAATGTACCCGTATAGTTTCTTTGAGACAATTCAAATACTTTAGGAAGTAATTCAGGTAACACGGTCATTGAATTGGGTAAACTACAGATTTTATCATAGGTTGTAATTTTAGTTAGGAAGTTTCTGGGATTATATTCATCTGTAATAGGCATACGAATTCGCAAGTTTAATACATTTTTGTATCGTTGTATCAATCGATCTGTGTATCCTTTCACAATCGAATAACTGGAACCAAAGAAATTCGCATGATCTGTTTCTAGAAATCCTGTCGTTTGATTACCTTCGGGATGATTTTGATCATAGGCAAATATACATCCTGTTCCCAAATACGTCAAATGAATGTTACGATTTTGACACATTTCGGCAAGATTTAATGGAGCCTTGAAGTTATCTCGTAGATTCTCTCTTAATTTTCCAGGTTGTTCTAAATAATCAATAGTAGAATAGACACGTCCTTCAATCGTTCCGTGAGTTCGTCCTAAAAAACAATAGACATGTGTAGGTTGAACGGTATCAATTTCTTGTCTTACTTGAGACGCATCATCACAACGAGCGTTTCCACAGACAACTTCGATAGATGACGGTATGACTTTGAGAAATTGTGTTCCAATCCATCCTTTCGATCCATAAATCAAACACTTCATCTTTGTTCATTTGTCTTGGTTTGTTTTTATATAAAGATAGATGTATGTCAATACATAGAGAATGTGTGGTATTTTTGCTTATTTATCTGAATCGATTGAATCGGGGATTCATGACAAATTTGATCAAATCAAACATCGAGGTCCCGATCATTCAGATACCCTGTTGAAATTATGTTCACGTAAATTTGTTTTCCTTGGATTTCATCGATTGTCAATCAATGGAATTTCTATGGGAAATCAACCAATGAAATACAAACAATTTGTACTCGTATGTAATGGAGAGATTTACAATTACAAATCACTTGCAGAAACCTATGATATTTCATTACATACTGGAAGTGATTGTGAAGTATTGCTACCTTTGTATGAAAAACTAGGACCCTCGATGGTGTCTTTGTTAGATGGTGTGTTTAGTTTGATTATATTTGATGAAACAAACGAAGAGGTATTTGTTTCTAGAGATCCCTATGGAATTCGATCTTTGTATTGGGGATATGACGAAAACGGACTTGGATTCTCTTCGGAGATGAAGTCGTTAACTCAATTGACTCAAACTATTTCTCAATTTCCACCGGGTTGTTATGTCGAATTTTCTGCAAACTTGACGACTCAACCTGAACCTATTCGTTATTTTATGTATGACTATACACCCGTTCCATCATCATCCATTCAAACAACGATTCGATCGTTATTGACACGAGCGGTTGAAAAACGATTGATTGGAGAACGTACCTTAGGTTGTTTATTATCGGGTGGATTAGACAGTAGTTTGATTGCAGCATTAGTTTGTCAATTTCGTGATCCCAAAACGGTTCATACGTTTTCGATTGGATTGGAAGGATCCCCGGATATTCTAGCATCCAGACAAGTAGCCAAATTTTTGAATACAACACATCATGAATGTATTTTGACACCGGAAACGGTGTTTGAAGCATTGCCTAGTTGTATTTATCAAATTGAATCTCATGATGTGACAACCATTCGAGCCTCGGTATCCATGTATCTACTGTCACAATTTATCAGAGATACAACCGATGTCAAAATTATTTTGAGTGGAGAAGGAAGTGATGAAGCTTCAGGTAGTTATCTTTACTTTCACAAAGCTCCCGATCCTCTTAGTTTTCAAACCGAATGTGTACGATTATTACAAGATGTCTATTTGTTTGATGCCTTACGGGCTGACAAAACAACCGCGGGATGTGGATTGGAAGTGAGAGTACCCTTCTTTGACAAAGACTTTTTACAATTTTATATGGGAATTGATCCTAGTTTGAAAATGCCGAAACAAGGACATGAAAAATATCTATTACGAAAATCCTTTGAATCGTATTTACCCGAAGAGATTGTGTGGAGGCGTAAAGATGGATTTTCAGATGGAGTCTCTTGTCATGAAAAACCATTGTATTCTCAAATCGATGAGTTTACCCAAAACACAAAAGGGATGAGTGAAAAAGAGTATTATGAATCCGTATTTCAAACCTATTACAAAGGCCATGAATCTACAATACCGTATCAATGGTTACCGAAATGGTGTGGAGATATCAAAAATCCATCCAATCGTGTCTTTCTGGACGAGATTAGTTCGAAAGATTAATTTCTGATAGATAGTAAATGAAATTAGACAAAATTGTAGATAAATTATCTACCAAGTTGTGTGATCATATCAATGATAAACCCACGATGGATAAATTAAATGAAAAAATATTCAAACCTATCATCAATAACATATTTCTACAAATGTATCCTTATATTATCTTAGTATCCATAATTGTCTTGTCTTTTTTTGTGTTATTGCTATTGATTCTATGGGTGAATATTCGAGGAATTTATAAATAGTAGTAGTATTCAATGACCACTGGAGTATCCAGCACCTGGTCCCACAAGTTGTACATCTGCATGGTGTATATGAAATAATGGATTTATTCGGGAACAAGTTCCAGCGCACATCTCCTCTGGGGTACAATCATAATTATTTTGATCTTTTGTGGGACATTTGCTATTCCATTCCCTGTACTTTTCTATTCCATCGGAGTCACAAATAGGATTGGATAGATCACCTAAATCAATAGGTATGTTACCCTTCTTAGTTGAACCACAACAAACTAAATGTTCACAATCACGTGTACCATCTTCTTTGACATCACATTGATCCACTATACTTCGAATACATTGATTTTCTTTAATTATTTCATTAACATCTGTCATTAATTGATTGATATCATCAATGTCTGAGTCAATAATGGAATCATCATCGGCTAAAACAACATCCTGAAGTGTTGAAGCAAAATGTTTTTTTTGAATAGCCTTTACATTGGGTGTATCTCTTGGAGACATGGATATCCCGAAATAGATGACTAGTAAACAAACAAACAATATACTTCCAATTACAAGTAAATCCGTTTTTTTCAATTGCATCTATATATATTATAAGTAAAAAAAAAATACTCAAAAGATATATTTGAATATAGAGTAGACGACAGTGATTATGGACGACTTTGGCCAATTACTCACACAATGGACTCAAATCGAACTCGATGTCAAAAAGTTACAAGAACAAATCAAAGAAAAAAGGGAACAAAGACAGAAAATGTCAGAGAAAGCTATACAATTTATCCAAGATCATGACTTAGACGACAATGTATTCAAAATATCGAGTTTACAACGAGATGTTCAGTTAAAACATACAAAAATCCAAGAACCGTTAACTTATAAATTTTTACAACAAAGTTTAGATCACTATTTTGAAGAACATACAAATAGATCTGATTCGTATCATAAAGAAAATTTAGTTTCCTATATCAAAGCCAATCGAAAAAGTCAATCCAAATCTACTTTGGATATTCTTAAAAATCCTCACATGTAAAATCAACATCTTTTGAACTGTCTCCATTCGGATTACTGGCATTGGAATATTCACCAACTCGTTTTTCAAAAAAGTTTGTTTTCCCTTGAATGGATATGGTTTCCATCCAATCAAATGGATTTTCGGTTTTAAAATGAGTCTCTAATCCAAACATGGTCAATAATCGATCCGCCACATATTCTATATATTTACTCA